TTCATCGTTAAAGTTTTTAAAGTTAAATGTGCGTTACAGTCGCACCCCTGATATTTTTAGTAAGGTCTTTTATTCATTCCGTAAGCTGACATTTCTATAAATCCTAATTTATTACATTTTTTGTTTGAATTTATTTTTCCCCATCTAACCTTTTCTTCTTCTATGTTTATAGGGTTGTTTTTTACTTCTGCAAGTAGCTGTGCAAATAACTCAGGGCTGTAACTTAAATTTCTTTCTTTAATTAAATCGCTTGTTTTTTGTACAAAAGTTTTCATAATTTCTATTTTTTTATCGTTGTTTGTTTGACAAATATATGCATTAAATTTAATTCACCAAGACTTATTTACAATTTATTTACAATTATTTTTAATTTATTTTTGAAAGTATTGATTTTAAAGGGTTTTAGGACGAAACTTTTTTAATAAAAAAAAACCGCTATTAATTAAAATAACGGTCTTTACAAACAAACTAACGATGAAATTAGTACCTCAAAGTTATCAATTTACGTTCGACTGCGGACACCACAACCCAAAACACGTAAATGACACTGTAAAGTTAACGAATATATTTAGAATAAACAGTTTTACCTGCTTTTTTTGTTGCTCTTAATACTTCCTTTCTATTCTTTGTACGTGTGTAGCTAATATGAAACCATGCGAAATATGTGTCAGTTCCAAACTCAGCAATTAATTGGTCGAACTCAAGGTTGTCAATAATCCAATCGAATAGTTTTTTGTCGCTTAATTCTAAGTCCATTGCTTGTCCTTTACAGTGTTGTGATGAACTTGAGCCACCGATAGCCCTATTCAAAGACGGACTTCTAAAGCCTGAATTAATCTTAATCGGTTTGCCTACGTGCGCTCGTAATGGTTCAAATACTTTCTCACATAGTAACTCAGCATTATCTAATTGTTCAAGGCTCATTACGTTTTTAATTCCTGCTCTTATTGCAGTAGGTGAAAAGCAAAACTCTTCAACTGTTACGTGTTTACTTAAATTCATATCTTAAAAATTGTTTAGGTAATTATATGCACTTAGTATTATTTCTTTATTGTCTTGCAGTAAACCAATACCTCTATTACATTTATCACACAATAAGCCTCTAATTACTCCAGTATTATGGTCATGGTCAACACAAAGATTTCTTTTAGTTTTTTGTTTTATATCCAATAAATGAATGTTACATATAGCACAACAACCTTTTTGTTCTATAAACATTTTATTATAGTCATCTATTGTTATACCGTAAGATTTTTTTAAATCAAAATTCCTTGTGTATTCAGTTCTATCTTTTAGTTTCATTTTTTTACTATGACACTCTTTACAATAAGATTGAACACCTGACTTTCTATTTGCTCTTTTAACAAAATTACTTAAGTCTTTTTCTATTTTACAAATGCTACAATTTTTCATCAAAAGTTGTGAGTTATACGAGCGACCTGTCCGTGTTGTTTATGGTGTATGAATCCTTCTACTGCCTTAGGAGAATATTGAAAACCTTTTTTGTGATGCCATGAATCCGTTCCGCTTGGGCTTCGTAATGCTTCAAATGTTACTCCGATGTAATCCTTTGCTACTTTATGGTGTAAATGGTGGCTATATATATACCGTCTTTCAGTAGTCGACCACATCAAAGGGAACTCAGTCGCTAATAAGATTGGAAGGTTATCCGTTTTTGCACCGTCTCCGTGCGTTGTTCCGATTAGGTTATTATAATACTTGTACGCTTTGCGATGTCTTAAATTAACATCAAAAGAAATGTGTTTACAATTGGTAAAATATGCTTCAATCAATTGCATTAAAAAGAATCCATGCGTATAATCGTGGTTGCTTGGATTGTACATAACACGAACCTCAGCAATTGACATCAAACTTTCCAATAACTCAATGTAAAGTTGTTTAGCTTTCAAAAAGTTTTCGTACCACATTCCGTCTGTGTCCTGAGGTGTTCCGCTTGTTGTTGTTGATCGTGTGTTATCAGTGTGCAATATATCGTTTCCAGCTACAAATAAAATCATGTCAATCTCAAAACCTTTTGACTTGTCTAAAATTCCTTGCATACCCTCTTTGGCACGTTGTACTGCAATTTCTTGGTTGTACTCTTCTCCTGTTTCAAACACTGAACTTAACTTACCGATGTGTAAATCTGCAATATCAATTACTAATAAGTGTCCGTCTTCACATTTATTACGCTTTATCTCTGGGTATTTAGGTGCTGAATCCTTTACAATTTCTACAATACCTTGTTTAAGTATTTCAAAATCTTTGTGGTTCTTGTTTTTGAAGTCAGGATTTGCAAAAAATAAACTTGCGTTTTTTGATTTTAACCAACCGTGTTTTACATCTTGGTGGTCTATTCCCATTTCATTCGATTCCTCTTTAATTGCACGGTACTGTTGTACGATTTCGTATTCCTCGCTTGTTATTCTCGGGCGAATCTTTGCCATAAATAAAGTATTGTGCGTTTGGAACGCTATTTAAACTTAAATGCAATAATAAGCAAAATAATTAATATCGCTATCGGTATCCAAATAGGGCGGTTTTTCTTGCGTTGTGTTTTTTGTTCTGATACTTTTACTTTAGTATCGTGTTTTACGTTGATTTTATGCGTTTTAAAAGCATAACGTAGCGAATCAGTATATTTCTTTAACTCAAACTTTAAACTATCCTTAAATCGTCTTATTTCAAGTCTTTGATTAAAGCGTGTTTTCGGGTATAAAAATACATTTTGTTTTACTATTGTATCTTTTTGGGTATAATAATACTGGAAATAAGTAGTGTCTTTAGTTTTGATTAAGACTGAATCTTTTTGAAAGTAAGTTAATGTGTCGGTAACGTGTTCTATTTTACCGCCTTTCTTTTCGTATTTACGCAAGTGATATGAAGCTGAACAACTAAACAGAAACCCCCAAGCTATTGCTGAAGCTACAATAAACAAAACTAATTTAGCAACGTCTAAGTGCGGGAAGTTTCCTTTTGTTGTCATAGTTCTTTTTTTATGTTCTTAGCTTTAATAATTAAATCAACTGCTTTGTTGATGAATGAATAGCCTTTTACTTTCTCAAATGATTCGTCCATTGACTTAACCTCAATTGATATTAATACAAGTGCGATTAACTTTGTGAATAAAAACTCAACTGATACTACCGATTTTGTAAGTTCGTTAACGATAAAATAGTCTGAAGCATAAACCAACATAGTAGCCGTAACGTAGCTTAGTATCTTAGGGATAAAACCATGTCTAAAGTTTTTCGATGTAACACCTTGTCTCAATTGTTTAGCTTTCCAAACCCCGAAGCAAGTATCTAAAACAGTCGATAAAGCAACTAAGATAATAATGCCTTTAATGGGTGCGAAAAACACGAACAACGCTTGTAAAAAATACGTATAATAAGTAGCAATAAAAGACTTCATATAAACAAAATACTATCGTTAAATCCGTTTTCTTGTGTCTTTAATGGTTTAATGTCGCTATCTGTATTTAAATGACTTGTAAACTGTGGGTACAAATCTTTGTAAGTGCGTAAATAGTTAATCAAACGAACCTCGTAAAATGACGCTTTTTGTGCGTAGTGGTCTTGAGCAAAAGCTACCTCGCTTTGTGTTACTGAATTAGAATAGTCTCCATTCTGAACTTGTAAACCTTTGTTTTTAAGTTGGTAACTCAATCCGAAAACTGCATCTTCAGCACTTCGCCACGCTACAATTGGCTTTATATATTCGACAAGTGTCTCCTCATCTGTTGTTAATGTTTCAGCGTTATACTTAGCTAACAAATATTTGTAAAAGTAAGTGCCTAAAATAGGCTGTACACGAAGGTCGCTCTGTGTACGTATGTAAGGTGTAACGTCTTTAACATCGACATTTGCTGTAATCGGTGTTTGATTTTTTAAATACGCTTCAGTTATAAAGTAATTCATTATACAGTAGTTGTAGTTGTTATTGTTTCAGTTGCTATCTGTGATTTCGTTTTGTCGCCACCGTCTACTGGTGGTAAACTTGCTAATGCACGTACCTCATTTTCTGTCATTGACTCAAGTACTTTTGTAGCAACCAATGGAGACATTGCGTTTAAAGCGTCTGTCGTTTTCTTACCCGTTCCCTCTAATTCTACGATTGTTTCATTAACAATTTGGTAGTTGTTTAGTGTGAATGTAGCTTTAATCTTAGCGATTTTAAATAAGTCGTTTACTATCTTTTCAATCTTATGGCGTTGTGGATAGATTACGTTCTTTTCAAAAATGATATACGACTGTTTGATGTCAGACCCTGAGCCAAGTTTACCACTCACACGAATACCCATTAATATCGGGTCGATTGTATGCGCTTGACATATCTTACTGTCAATGCTTTCAGTTGTTACTTGGAATAAGTTGTCGTTGTTGTTGGTTGGTATCGCTTCAATCTTCGGAAGTTGGTCTGCATTGTTAGCAAAGAAACTTAAAACTTTACCGCCGTTTCTTGCACCTTTTCCGCTTTCAATTGTTTTTCTTAATCCTGCTTTTTCCTCTTCGCTTTGTGGCTTTTTAGGGAACATAAAAGCAAATGACGGGAAGATAGCGTTCAAGATATTAGACTTTTGTAAGTATGACATTTCGCCATCTAAGAAAGCCCAATTAAATGCACTTGTATAACTTGGCAAAGGGTAAACGTCTTGGCCTACACAGTTCTTTTCGTACACATATAAGCACTCTCTTTGGTATATCTTACGGTCATAAGGGTAAATAGTTTCAATGTCAATTTGACTTGTCCAATCGTCACAAATAAAGTATGTTAATTTGTCTTTTGACGTTCTAACTTTCTCCGCTCCTATGTGCTTAACACGAATTAAATCATTGTTTGAGTTAAACACAAGTCTAAAATAAACACGGTTGTGTAAAATGTCGTCTTTTGTTATCTTATCCAGCAACTGTTCTAAGTCTACTTTTTTTTCAAAAGCGTAAACTTCCATCTTTTCAACTGCTGTAACGCTTGAATCCGTCTTAATTTCATAACCCCCGCCAATTGTAGCGTTGGTTTTAAAGTCAACTATCGCACCATGTAAAGGAGACGTGTAGTAAAGTTGGTTAATTAATTGCGGGTAAAAGTTATCAGCACCGAAACGGATATATCCGCTAACCTGTTGACGTGCATTAACGTAAGGTAGTGACAAATTGCCCTCGCCTACTTTCATAAATGGACTTGAAAACGATTGATAGTTGTTACTTTCAACGCTTACGCTTTCGCTTTTTCCAATGTTAAAACCTAAAAATTTCATTCGTAAATTGAGTTAGTTAAGACACCATCGACAACCATTCTGCCCTCTTCAATTTCATGCAATCCCTCAACTGGGTTTGGTAAACTAAGATTTGGAACTGTTGCACTTTCATATACTTTGTAGCTGTATTGACCTATTACAAAAGTCACATCAACTCCTTCAGCTAATTCAAATTTATTGTATCGTGGTTTTGAAGTCGACAAGTCAGGCGCATAGAAATAGATAGGCTCTGTCGCTGTGTTAAAATCGTTTTCAAACTCGAATACATAATAAGGATTAGATAGTGTTGAGCTTTCTGTAAGCGTCAAAACAATTGTGTTAAGTATATCTTTTTCAATGTATATCATAACTATAATGTTAATCTTAAAAAAAAGTTCACAAAAAAAGGGAAGCTATTAACTCCCCTCTCTTTATTTACAAGGTATTTTTAAATCAATCCACCAATGATAGTAGGGTCAACTTCGTAAGCTAAGTTCTCGTTTTCTGCGATGAATGTAACAGAGTATTTAGAACCGTCTGCTTTTGCTGTTCCTGAACCCTCAGCAGTTGCTGAAAGTTGAGCATAAGGGAAGTACCAATATTTACCGTTAGCATCTTTAACGATTAAAGCTAAGTCTCTTTGTCCCTCTGAAAGGATTTTGATAGCCTTAGATTTTGAAGCCTCACGTCTGTGGAACATCAAAGTAACTGTTGCTGTAACGAAAGAAGAACCGTTTGCGAAATCTACCGCAGTTTCCTCTGTAAAGTTACCTGTGTTACGTCTAAATTCAAATGCTACATAGTCAGAAGATACTACTTGAGCGTCTACCATGTACGAAGCTGAATCGATTGTAGTCGAAGTGATGTTATCCATATCATTGATATAGATAGCAGTGATTCCCCCGATGTTATTATCACACCCTTTTGTGATTGCTGTAAGTGTTGTACAAGACATATTTTTAAAATTTATAAAAAAAGGAGGGAAGAATTAACCGCCCTCCCGTTTTTTAAGTTAATATTTATTCTTATGAGTAAAGAACAATCTCTGTTGGGTTAACGTAAGAGAAACCAACTTTCAAGTTTGCACGTGAACGTAAGTAAGGCTCTGCAACTGTATCAGCTAAGTTAACAGCTTTGATTGCTTTTCCGTCTCCCTCGCCATCGAAAGCGTAAATCATGTTGTTCTTAACAGTAGCAACCATGTGGTTGTTTGGCATACCCTCAGCTACAACAACTTTAATACCTAAGAAAGTCAAAGCTAATGGAGTTGTAATGTATGTTTGAGTGTTACCTGAAGCTGTAGCCAATTCCAAAGCGTTAGCAACATTCGAAGCAACGTATAAACGTAAGTCTGCTTTTTTACGAGAAACTGTTGACGGTAAAGCGTTGATTACTTTTACGATTTCAGCGATAACGTTAGAACTTGTAATTGTAGCTTTTGCTACGTCGATGATTGCTGTATCAGCTTTCATTTTTTTAATGTAACCGTCACACAAAGCCAAAGTATCGTCTTCGCTTGTTGTGTCTCCTTGCCAACGAATCAACTCAACATCTTCGCCGATTTGTTTCGCCATTTCTCCCCAGTAGAAGTTCATGAAAGAAGCTACTGAAAAGTCTCCGTTTGAACCTTGAGCCATTTGCAAAGCTAAGAAAGATTGCTCTAAGTCAAATTGACAAAGTTGAGCCATAGCTGACAATGCACATACGTCGATGTCTACTGCGTCTAATGAATCAGTAGGTGCTGTAAAGTTACAAGTTGATGCTTGTAAGATATTACCAAAAGTAACGTTAGCTAATTTAGTAGCACTTTTAATTCCTGGCAAAGTACGGTAGTTGTCTACTGTATCTTCAGCCAAGTAAGAACGACCGTAAAACTCGTTCGGGTTTGGACACAATAAAGCGTTTGTTTCGATGTCCAAGTCAAATTTTAAATTTCTTTCCATTTTGTTATTTTTTAGAAAATGCGTCTCTGAACGCGTTAAATTTTTCGTGAGCTGATAATTTAGTTTCTTTTAATTCCTCTTCGATAGGCTCAACTTCCACCTCTAAAGAATTTTTTAGTTCTGCAATTACTTGCAACAATTCGTTAACTTTTTCGTCTAACAAAGGTGTAACGATAGCAAGGATAGCCTCAGCATCTGCTGTTGGGTCGACTGCCATTTCAACTTCTTCAGTTGCGACTTCTTCCTCAACAACTTCCTCCGTTGCCATTTCTACATCTTCTGTTACTTCTTCTTCGACTACTTCAGTTTCCATTACAACCTCTTCGGTTGGTGCATCTAATACTTCGATAACTTCTCCGCCTTTTACAACGTAGATTTTACCCTCGATTAGGTGCTCTCCATCTGGTAACTTCATACTATATTGATTATTTAATTCCGTCTTTTGTTCGTTCAATTTCATACCTAAGAAACCCTCAATCGAAAATCCTACTTGGTTACTCTTTACAAGTTCGTTGTAGTAATCTTCGTCTGTTACCTGAGCGGTTAACATCAAAGTACCTTTTGGTACGTCAATTCCGTACGCTTTTGCTTTGTCGTTTTTAGGGTCTTGAACTATCCACGCTTCTAACACATAAGCAGGGACTTTATTTTCCGCATCATGCTCAATGTTAAAAATATCTTTGTTAGATAAATTTGACATAAACTTAGCGTGTATCTTTTCAATCTCTTCGGCCGTAAATGAAACATAGTACTCTTCGCCCTCGTCATTTCTATAAATCTCCATAGGAATCATAGCAGGTGCAACGATACGCATTTTAACCTCGTCAGCGAAATACATTTGTTCATGTGAATTGAACGCTACTCCTTTAACTTTAACCGCAGGACGTGACGTAAAAGCAATCATTTCGATTCCTAAGTCCTCGCCCTCGCTATATTCAGGGTCAATAGTAATTTTGTAAGTAGGCAATTTATCCATACTTATTATGTAGATATAAAATTATTTGTTCAAAAATTGTATATTTGTTAAAAAATTAGTATATGGTAACAATTGGAAAAAATGAAATCCCTAACAAGTCAACTGAGTTGAGCGTTAAGCAATTTACAAAAGTCAATGAAATTTTAAGAAGTGAAAACGAACCTATTGAAAAATGGTATCAAGTTTTTACGTACTTAGGTGCGGACGAAAGCGACATTAACGACTTAGAATTTGACGAGTTCAAAGAGGTCGTTCGTCTTTTTAACGATAGCGAAAGTAAGGACTTAGAAATTCAGCGCACTATCGAGATTGACGGATACACTTACGAAGCATACAAAGAAGAGTTTAAGGTTTCTGTAAAAGACTTAAAAGCAATTGAAAAATTAATAGCTAAGAATCCTAACTCTTATATTGCTGAAATGGTTGCAGTGTTGTATAAGCGTACCGACTTAACAGAAAAAGAACATTACGAACCTGCACACATCAAACACAAAACTACTTTGTTCGCTGACCAAAAGGCATCGTTTGCTTTACCTATCATTTGGCACGTTGCTAAGAAGATGACGAATGAAATAGAAAAAGCTGAAGATGAAAGCGTGGCATAACGTAACAGTCGAAACATTCATGGAGTTAAGGGGGTTGGAAACAATCCCTTTTGATTCTCCATTTGATTTGGAACTTGAAAGGCTGTCAATCTTAACCGATACCGACATCGAAGAGTTGCAAAATTTAGACCTATCCGAGTTTAGTAAGTTAACAAAGGAGTATGCTTGGGTAAAATCCGCACCTGCAAAGAACTTTAAACAAGAAATAAACGGGTTTCACTTCAAAGAATGGTACACACTCGGGGAGTTTATAGACTTAAACCATCTATTTGAAAACGAAGCACAAAACTTTGACAAGATTTTAAGCATTTTATTCCGAGTTTTTAAGCAAGACGAATGGGGCAACCGTGTTTTTGAGCCTTTACAGTTTGACTTAGAACAACGCAAACACGAATTTAAAGACGTTCTAATCAATGATTGCTTTGGTGGTGTGGTTTTCTTTGTTGAGTTTAGGGATAACTTCTTAAAAGTGTACGAAAATCTATTTAATCCTGTTGTTGAAAGTGATGAATTAGAAGAGAATGACTTAGATGCTGAAGATATAAAAGCCGAAGAAGAAGAAAAGAAACTATCTAAGTTTAGTTGGGAACGTTTAATATTTGATTTGAGCGGTGGGGATTTGACAAAGGTAGACCAACTTACTGACCTACCTATTATCTTAGTGTTTAATATGCTTTCAATGAAGCAAACTTACGGAATTTAAAAAGGTGTCATTGGTGCGGTTGGCAAGTTCGGGTAAGGACTGTCAATCCAATTGAACTGAATACTAATTTTAGGATTGTTAAGTATTCGAGCCATTTCCAAAAGTGGGTATTTTTCAAACTGCCAAGCAATATATTCCTGAGTTACTTCAGCAAGTATAGCTTGTACATCGCTACGTCTTAACCAATTATCAGTTATCGAATAAGGCGGTATCCCTCTACTCGTTCCCTCATCTAAAAACAAATAATAAAACATCGCGTTTATCGTCATGTTAATCGTGTTTAGTTCGTTCCCAGTCATTGCGGAAATTCTAACCGATTCATA